AAAAAGAGGAAGTCAAATGGTCAATCCAACAAACGAAGAAATAAAAAGAAAGATACGGGATCTTGAAGATAAAATACATGACTGTAGGGCGTATATCTCATCAGATTTTTGTGTGAGTTGTAATGAGATGTACAATAATATTCAAAAGTATGAAAAAGAGATAAAAGTTCTAAAAGATTTATACCATAACGATTAAAAAATTTCCCAATGGTTGACAGGACTGATACCGATGGTATAATACCAATATGACAATTGATGATCTTTCACAACTTGGGGCGTTGCAGCCGGTAGTTGCACATACTCTTATAAGGTATTCAAAAGGTAGGTTCGACTCCTACACGCCCTATTTAATTTATGGTGTATAATCAAAAAGTCCCACCTTTATAGAGAAACAAAGTTGTTTCTCTCCCACCTTATGATAAGAGAATAATAATATGAAATATAGACTAACTGTAATTTTTTTGTTATCATTACTTTTTGCTTCTTTTTCCTTTAATTGTTTGCATTATGATGCTCTAATAAGAGCAGAAAAAATCAATCAAACTGATTGCGAAATGTACGGAAAACTAATCGAAATATCACACGAAAGAGTCGAGGAATAAATGAACTATAGATCAAAACACCTAACAGCATATACGTTTCTGATTGGAATGTTGCTTTTTTCAGTAGGAGCAAATATTCTATTCTATAACAGAATAATGATTTTGCAAGACTTTATAATAGGTTCTAATACTTGGATGACTGTTGATCAGTTTGATTATATACAGGAAGAAATTCAAAGATTAGCAAATGAAAAGTATCAAATAGTTCCATCAAATAAATATATAAACTAGGGCGAGTAAAGGTTTCGACTACATATCGGAGATTATATTAGCAAGTAGTGGTTGGTGGACAGGCCACTTTAAAAGTCTACCAAATGCTGTAACTGGCACAAATCAGTTAGCACTTGCTGCCTAACAAAAAAGGGCAGTAACAGACTGCGATACCGAATGAGGGTAGGTATCAAAAGTCTGTCGCTAAATCCCTCTGCACTTACAATGTCCAACGGGTTGTAGGTTAAGAGCAGTTGGAAAGATAGAATGAATCTTGTTTGTTCTATAATTCTATCTCACTATGAACAAAATAAACTTGTAGAAAATATTTTTGATGCTATGATAGGACAGGGGTTCGACTCCCCTCTCGTCCAATAATTTTATGACCAGAAAATTTTGCTCATACTGCGGAAAAAGAAAAAATAAAGGAAGTTTTCCTAAACACAGTATGTACAAAGACAATTTAGATAGTCGTTGTAAAAGATGTGTTAAAAAACAAACTAAGGTTCGCAACAAACTTCACAAAAAAGCGCCGCCTCGTCCAGAACTTTGTGAGTGTTGTAAAAAAGTACCACTAAAATGGTGTTTAGATCATGATCATTCTGATGATAGTTTTAGGGGATGGATTTGCGAACGATGTAATACTGGATTGGGTAAATTAGGAGATAATTTAGAAGGAATTGTTAAAGCTGTGAATTATTTAATTGCCAAACAAAATGATAAATATATTAATTAGGCTACATACCAATTTAGAAAAATTTTACAAAACGTTAAATAGTGTTTACAAACAAACGTATAAAAACATTAATGTTATAGTATCAATCGACAATAAAGAAATATATGAGTATATCTGCGGTAGAAACAATGATTATCAACCTATATATATAAACCCAAATAATCTGTATGCTGGAGAACCTAATTTAGATATTGATCATAATTGTAAACATGATAATAAACAAATTTTTGGTAGATTATTTTTGCCTAATATTTATTTTAATATTCTTCATCAATATGTTAAACCAGGATATATATTTTACTTAGATGTTGGAGATGTTATCTTAGATGATAATATGTTTCAAAACTTACTTGTTTATATAGAACAAGAATATAATATATTATGGAACGTAATGTCTAAAAATAAAAAAGTTATTCCTAATGAATGGCATGGATATCCAATATTGTGTAATATAGACAGTTCGAATATTATGTTCCCAACTAAGTATATAATTCCTTGGACTGGATATAGAAGGGGTGATTATAGAGTGATTAAAGAAATTTGTCAAAAAAATCATAATATATTTGTTAATAAATTATATATTCAAAAAGATTTCATATGATATATTATTTTACTCCATATCAAACAAAAAACTTAGGACAAGCATATAATCATTACTGTGATCTAGTACCAAATGATGATGATTGGATAACATTTTCTGATGGAGATGTTATGCAGTTACATCTGAACTGGGGGGAAATTTGGCAATCAATATTAGAACGAAATAATGATGCCGGAATAGTAACTTGCTTATCTAATAGAGCGATCAAAGCAAATATAGATCAAGTAGTATTTGAAATGTATGATAAATCAGATATTATCGAACATAAAAAATTTGCTCTAAAATTATGGAATTCAAATGGCTACATAACAAAATCAATGACTCAAGAAATATTTTCTGGATTTTTCTTTTCATTTAAAAAAAGAACATGGAAAGAAGTTGGTGGTTTTATGGATGGTATACTTCATGTTGATACCGATTTTTTTCATAAAATTATCATAAAAAATAAAAAATGTTTGGTTGCTCAAGGATTTTACGTTTTACATTATTATAGATTAATGGAGGGATGTTTCTATAAAAAGCATCTAAGAATTCCATCAAAATAATAACTATTATTTAGACGATTTATTAAATTCAACTTCATAAGGTGTAAATAAATTATAATCTTTAATGGGTTATAATCAAATGAATCTTTATAAAAAATGGATAAATCATCTTAAAGAAAATAATATGACATATATAGAGCATTTAATTTTTGCTCTATTTTATGGATGTTCTTGTTTATTAGCCGGATTATATCTTATCATACACTCATTATTGCCTTGTTTTTTCCCAACAGCAGGAAGTGATTTAGTCACTAATTTGAGCAAACGGTTCAAGAATAAAAACTAAATTGTCGATACTTGACAAAGGGATTGCTGCGTGGCATACTGTAGGAAACACAGGAGAATTTTTGGATGACCCACGATTTTAATTATGTTTGGTATATGGTTCGTGATCTTAGGACTACTAGTAGCACTATTGATAAGCAAAATATTATTGAAGATTATTGTAATCATAGTTCTGAGGCTGCAAATTTTGCTAAGAAAATTCTACTTTATGCCTACCATCCGTTGTGGCAATACAATGTCACTAGCGACAACTTAAAGAAAAAAAATTCGCTCAGAGGAAAGTCTTACAAGAATTTTTTCGATCTACTTGATGATCTAAAAAACCGAAAGATTACTGGACACGATGCTATCTCTGCTGTGAATAGTTTTATTGAACACTATTCCGAATACGAAGAACTTATCCATTGTATTATTGACAAGGATTTGAAAACCCGTGCTGGAGATAAGATTATCAATAAGGCTATTCCTGACCATATTCCAGAATTTAGTGTTGCTCTGGCAGATAAGTATGAACCTAAACTGGTAAGCTGGAAGGATAATTGGTATGTCTCCCGAAAAATTGACGGCGCTAGATGTATTGCTATTGTTGATAGTAATGGGGATACTACCTTCTATTCCCGCACAGGAAAAGAGTTTGATACTCTTGGTATTGTTGCTGGTGGCATTAAGGCTCTTGGTATTACTGATGTAGTTTTTGACGGCGAACTTTGTCTTGTGGATGATGAAGGTAATGAAGATTTTCAGGGAATTATGAAGCAACTGAAAAAGAAGGATCATACCATTCCTAATCCGTCATATAAGATTTTTGATATGATTAGCCATGATGAGTTTTATAGTAAGAAGGGCGAGAAAAATAAGCCATATTCTATTCGTTTGGCTAATCTAAATGAAGTTATGAAAAAGAATGAGTGTCAGTGTCTTACTGTTCTTGAGCAAGAACTTATTCATAATGATGAGCATTTTCAGGAGTGGGTTAAAGAGGCCGCTGATTATGGATGGGAAGGAGTTATGCTTCGTGCTGATGAACCATATAAGGGCAAGCGAAGTAAAGACCTACTGAAAGTTAAGAAGTTTTTTGATGACGAATACGAAGTGGTAGATGTTGAAATGGGACCATTTAGGTATGTTTCTAATGGTCAAGAGACTGAAGAAACTATGCTTAGTTGTGTAATGATTAAACACAAAGATCATATTGTGCGAGTTGGTAGCGGGTTTACTATTGATCAGAGACAAGAATTCTATTGTAATCCGTGTAAAATCCTTGGGAAACAAATTTTGGTACAGTATTTTGAAGAAACCAAGAACCAAGATGGCGGTATCTCATTGAGATTTCCGACCTTTAAGTATCTTTATGGAGAAAAAAGAGACACCTAATTCCTCAAAATATTTGTTGTATTTGGTGTATCCTAAATATAAGGAGACATTAAATGAAAAAATATAAGATATGTGGTAAATGTAATAAAAAACATAAAGAATGGACAAAGGGAACACAATGTAAAAATTGTAGATCTCTATGTAAAAAACAATGTTATCAAAAAAATAAACCTAAATATTTAGATAGAATCAATAAATATTATCAAGATAATAAAGAAGAAAAATTAAATTACGCTAAACAATATAGAAATAAAAATAAAAATAAATGTAGTGAATATTTTTCTATTAATGCTGAAAAAATCTAACTGAACAAAAAATATGTTTTCATTACACCAATCTACAGCCCTTATGGGCTATAGAGAATATTAAAAAAAGTAATAAGATTTCCACCAACATTTAAAATTTTGCATGGACCAATAAGAAATATATAAAATGTCATTGAACGATAAAGCAATAGCAGATATTCTTTCTGTTTTATCAAATAAATTTAATGATAGATTTATAATTACTGGGAGTTTTGCTGATTATTGTCATGTCGGATATAATGATATTAATGATATTGATATATATATGACCAATACGGACTTTAATCTATTGCATACAAAAATATATGAACCACCGAAATTTATATTTGTACAAAAATTTATTGGTATAAAAAAAAATTTAGGAAATACATTGTATAAATTCA